CATAATGGTGGATATGAATGAATCCAATTATGATCTGCCAAAAATTTTAAATTTTTTTCATATTCAGAATCAAAAGTTTCAACATATCGATCACAGAAAGGAAGAGTTTTAAAAGAAGAATAAATTTTAGAATAGAATGTATTTAATTTTGGATTAGATATTTTATTTGACATTGTATTAGGATTGATTCTAAATAATGTTGATTTACCATTTTCTTTTGTTATATGTGAACCAGTTGAACCAAAAGTTTCAATAGCATAAACTCCTTCTTTAAATCGATAATTTGATGGTAGTTTACTTCCCAAATCTTTAGCTGGTAAAAACATTCCTCCATGAATTATTCCATTTAATATGTTATGACCTCCTAATGTTTCAATTGCTCTAATATTATGATTTTTTCCATCCAAGATAATATCATAAGATTCCATAACTTCTCCTATACCTCTTGACCAATCATGAATATCTACATCAACTCCTGCTGTTTTAATTCCTTGCATAGTTGCTTCTTTTATAGCCGTTAATAAATTGTCATATTTTTGGTTAAATGATATAGTAAATGCAGAATCTATAATCCATCCATTAATTTCAATACCATAATCAATCTTAATTACATCATCTTTATCTATTACAATAGTTGTATTAGAAGATGGAGCCCAATGTGCTGCACACTCGTTAACTGATAAACCACAAGGAAATCCAATGCCTTTATTAATGGTATGATATGGTTTAGCTAATTCCATAGTTTCTTTTTCAATAGCTAATGTTAAATCTAATAAACTAGTTCCTGGTTTTAATATTGGTCTGATGCGACGTCTAACTTCTTTATGGATCAATCCTGCAATAGCTAATGAACCAATAGTATCTTCTTTAGGTGGAAGATATTTTGGTAAATATATTTCTTTAAAAATAGGATTTACACCTCTTAATTCAGGATAAGAATCTGAAAATATTCCGTTTGCTTTAAACATTTTTTTGGTGATATATATCATTAACTAGAGGATTATCCTTTAAAGTATTTATGAATACATTATTAGTTCTATAATCACCATATGTTAATTGTGATTTTTTATTTTCAAACGTATTATTTTGATATGGTTGAGCACGACTTGGCATAACTGATTGATCAAATGCTTTACCGGCATTTGTTACATAATATACTGAGGTTTTTTTATTATTCATCTTAACATTATTTTTATTAATTTGGGGACCTGCTAAATTTGCACCACCACCAGATGTACGATTAAAAGTAGTTATTTCTCTTCTTTCATCAATACATATATTATCTGTTGCCATATGAGAAGTTTGACCATCAACTTCACCATGTAAACCACCAGTATAATCTTGCAAATGGGTCGTTTCTTTAATGGTTGTTCTGGCTTTATCATTTACATCTCTTGTATAACCAGTATGATTATCTGTACCACGAATATGTCCTTGATAATTATTATTTTCTGTAGTTTGTTTAATAGTAGTTCGTGCAGTATCTTTTTCATCTCTGGTGTATCCCATTTGAGCTTCAACACCAGTAACATTCATACCAGGGGTTGTATATAATGTAGTCTGTTTGACGGTAATTTTAGCGGTATCTTTTTCATCTCTTGTGTAACCCATTTGTGCTTCAACACCAGTAACATTCATACCAGGAGTATTATGTAAAGTAGTTTGTTTTATAGTTGTTTTAGCAATATCATCATAATCTTTAGCATAACCAGCAGATACTAATGAAGCAACGTTTACTCCAGGAGTAGTATGTAATGTTGTTTGTTTAATGGTTATTTTAGCAGAATCGGTAAAATAACTTGCACCAGTTTTTTCAGTAGGATTTGCAAAACCACCTTTGTAACTTAATGTAGTTTCTTTAGTTGTAGTTTTAGCAGAATCAGTAAATTGACTTGCACCAGTTTTTTCAGTTGGGTTAGCAAAACCACCTCTGTAACTTAATGTAGTTTCTTTAGTTGTAATTTTAGCAGAATCGGTAAATTGACTTGCACCAGTTTTTTCAGTTGGGTTAGCAAAACCACCTCTGTAACCTAATGTAGTTTCTTTTGTAGTTTTTCTTGCTTGATCTGTTGGTTGTGAAATACCTGTATTATTTTCACCTTTAGCACCAAGTACAATATCATGTGAAGTAGTTTCTCTTGTAGTTGTAGGTAAAACCATATCATTTGAGAATACATAATTTGCTTTTTGTTGTGAACCAGCAACACCTAAATTAGTATTACCATGAATCATTAATTCACGCATAGTTGTTAATGGAACATAATTAGGATCTAATACATAAGAAGCACCATTATTATCAAAAGCAGGACCTACTTCAGTAGCTTTCAATGAAGCTCTTTGAGTTTCTCTATTAACATAACTACCTTTATTTTGCATAACTGGTTTTACATTAACTGCAACGACAGCATGAGTTGGATCATTATAATTCTCTTGTCTTTTAGATGGTTCGAATTTGGTTTTATTTTTAGAAGGTCCTTCACCCATTGTTGGTATGTAAGCATGACCACTATAATTTACATCATTATCACCTCTTTGTGTATTAATATCAGTATATTTACCTGTTTTTCTAGAACCTTCCATTTGAGAACGACCTTGAACTAAATCTTCAAATCCAACTTCTCTAAAATCAGGTAATTTAAATTTAGTTAAATTATAATCAGGAGCTCTGTATTCACCTTTTTTAATTGTTTCAAGAGGTTTATTTTCATAAGTTACTTTTTGATTATGTTCACCTCTTAATTCATCTACAGTTCTTGGATTAATTCTGTAAACAGTACCTAAACCTTGTCTTACATCACCATCTAAACCAGGACGTACTTTAACATTATTTTGGAAAGGCAAATTACCCATATTATTTTTATTTGAAGCTAAATATCTATCATCTAAATAATCTGTCATAACAGGCATACCATTAACATATGTTAAATCTTTCATTGGTTCAAATAAATGTTTCTTTTCTTTTTTAGCAACCCAATAATCCGAAACACCAGTAAATGCTTCTAATTTTCTTGAAGAATGTTCACTATTTAATGTATAATCTCTCTTACTTGTATTTGGAGTCATATTATTGTGTGTAAAGTGTTCTTTAGAAACTACACCATAATTTAAAGAATCTTGAAGATTAGAATAACCATTGTTTAAATCTAATCCTCTTTGTAATGAATTATTAATTCCAGTTATTGTCATATGAGAATCAGTAATTGGCACAGGATCTGCCATATTATCAAAAGTTAATTCATCAAATTGTTTCAAAAATTCAGGTCTGTTTTGTTGAATAGAATTTTTTAAATTATTTGCTTGATTTTTTTCTATTTTGTTTATTTTATCACTAATATTTGAACCATAAGAATCATCTAAATTTTTCTTTTTTTGTATTTTTTTTTCTTCTGGTTTAGAAGTATTAAAACCAGCTAAGGCTAATCCACCTAGCAAAATACTTTCCATATTAATTAGAAGTATATATTAATTTTGATTTATACACTAATGTAAAAATCAAATCTATATCTTTTTCTCTATTAGACTAGTTTTATACCAGATCAAAAATATTACTATTTTTAGAATCTGGGGAGAATATTTATTGTGTGCACATTCTTGAAGGTTTAACTGGTTTAGGTAATGCTTCGCCTTTATCAAGGAATTGAGGTAAGGGCATTTTATAAGCATCTTTGGTAGTGTTTCTAGAACCTAACCCAATTCTGTCATCTTGAACGTGGCATTGAGGGTTAGAAAATAACCAAGGTTGTAATTGATAAGATGTTAAACTCATTGAGCGATAAGCTTGAACAGGATTAGTAAATCTAGTATCTTCAGAATTTAACATTGGGCTGCAAACTTTTTTGTTGAAAGTTTTATTTTTTGAATAATTTACATTTGTAGCATTTTCATTACATTCAGTTTTTTGAATATTTCTGCTTTGTAATTCAGATTCAATTTGAGCCATTTCACCCCAATTTAATGAGCAAGCATTTTTAGCAGTAGAAACATCGGCTTTAGAACCAACAGGACCGGTGTATGAATAACATTGTTCGCAATTTTCTACATAACCAGGAAATAATCTATATTCACCAACACCAACACTTCTTTGATTGTGTAATTTAGTGGCACATTCATCATATCTAAGACGACTAAAAGACATCTACTATATAATAAAGCTTAGATAAATTTTTTAAATTAATTTCTAAAATTGATTAAATTTTAGCAAATAATTTATTTTAACAAGTATCAAATTAAAGCAATTTGATTTTATTTTTGGCAACAATTAGTGGCTAATGCTTTTTCATTTAAACCATTAGAAGTTGGCATTTTCATATTAGTAGGGGTAATGTAATAAATTGATTGGCACATTTGAGGTGGTGAGTAATCAGCCTTGGCACCAGGATTTTTGGGATTAAATTTTTTTTCAGGGCATTTAGATTCTTGTCTAGTTAAACCAAATAATTCACTTTCAACAGAAGTTTTAGCTCCAAATTCTAAATTGTTAGTTGAAGAACCAACAGGGCATTGTTTACAATTTTCGTATTTACCTTTAAATAATTGATATTCTAAAGGGGAAGTACTTTCTTGTAATTCTTTAGAGTATGCACAATTATCATATTTTAAGCGGTTGAAACTCATACTATATATTATATTTGAGAAAAAAAACTATATTATTTTTTAAGTCTTTTTTATATATTTATACTTTTATTTTTGATATCCACTGAGAAATTAAATTACCTAAATAATCATCCTCTAATAAATTTTTACTAACATAATTATCCCAAATATATGATAAAACTATAATTTTCTCTTTTTCATTTATTTGATTTGATTCTTTTAATAATTTAATAAAAAAATATTTTAATTCTATATGTACACACCAATCAATGGATAAATTAAAATTATAATCAATAAAAGGAACTAAATAAACTAATATCATTTCAAATTTATTATTAGGACATTCTAAAGAAGATTTTAATGGAAACACTATTTCATCTCTTACGATATTTAAATAATTTTCTTTACAATCTGGGTTTATTTTATTTAATAATGTTTGCAAATGTTTAAAAAAATTTAAATATGTTGTATCATCGAACCCAATTAAATCAGATTCCTTAAAATAGTTAAATAAAAATAACAGGTCGTCAATTTCTTCTGTTTTTTGTTGTAGTAATATTAGTTTAATTAATATTGCGATATCAATATAATTTTGTGTTTGTAAATGTTTTTTTTCTCCATCTCTTAAAAACAAATGTTTTTTCATATCAGCTCCATTTTTTAAAAGAAAATTAATCATATTCGGATCTCTTTCCAAACAAGCATATTCTAGGATAGTATAACCATCTTTGTTAACAATATCAATTGGACAACCTAATTTTAAACAACATTTAATAAAAGTTGTATCTCCAAATTTAACAGCTTTATGTAAAGGCGTATTACCATTTTCATCATAAATGTGAAAATTTAAATGATGTGATTTAATTTGTTTTAATTTTTCTATATTTCCAACTTCAATCATATCAAATAATTTTAATTCAGCTACTTTTTCTTTGTTTCGTTCGATTGATTGTTCAACAGTTAAAGTTATCATTTTATTACATTCTGTTTCTGTATCTTTTAATAAAGCATCATATTTATTTTTATCTTCAATCATATTTAGATATTTTAAAGATTGTTTAAAATACTCAAAAGCTTTGTTTTTATCGCTATCAAAATATTTTTTTCCAGTTAAATATGAT